CAATAACATCATCACCATATTCAGCCTTTACTCGGTCTGCACCTATCTTGTCCATCTCTGTCTGTAGTGCAGCTCTTAGCCTATCCTTGGCCTTCTTAGCCTCATCAGCTATCAGACTCACCGCTGCTAGTTCCAGACTCAGTTCCTTGATTCCCATTTCTGCGCTCCCTTTCATTAGCTCTTCTTAACCTAGTCTCTAGTGATGCCAGGTTGATACCACAATCCTTAGCGATAAATTCCTTATCAAATCCCCACTCCATTAATTGACGGATATATTTAACGGAATGGGGTCTGCTTACTTCTTCCCTGCCCATCCTTCTCCTTTGAATATTGCTGGCGTTGGATGCCATACGCGCCACATAGGCACATTGCAATTATCGCAGGTTACTTCATATTTCTGGACTATTGATGCAACTAACTCTCTTGATTTATCGCATTTGTCGCATCGATATTCATAAATTGGCATTGTATGGCCTTTCCAGGGTCTCGCCACCAGTCCAGTAGCGTTCAGATATTGATTCAAGTCCAGCAGCTAATCGGCATATTCGACACTTTGCCGCCTTCATCTTCCATTTACCACATTGGTCGCAGCGAACTATGTCATCTTCTTTGGCAGTTACGCGATCTGCTGGATAGATGATTCTTTGCATAAAGCACCTTTGGCACTCAACGAGCCAGACTTCCTCAGGTGCTTCTGCAATATCACTCGCATCGTATTTATGCAGCTCAATGTGCGGAGTAACTAGCTTGCAAGCTGAGCAGATAAACGGATGGGCGTCACTTCTCATTTTTGAAAGACCCAATGCCCATCTGCACCAATTCTCATCCATCTAGCTGGACATTGGTGTGCCCGTTCTCTGCTAGGGCAGGTGTAGCCTCGATACTCTTTGCCTTCTTTCGTTCCAGACTTAAGGATCATTGGCCCTCTGCCACATTTACATAGTGGAATCTCATCAATTACTTCGGCCCCAAGTTCTGCCGCAATAGCCGAGACATCCCAGACAATTGGCTCCGGGTCATTCGGCCTTTGCTCCTTAATGAAGGATGCAAGCTCTGGCTTTGTTGTCTGAATAGGTTTCTTTGGCGCTCCAGTCGGCTTAGCAAAGAATCCAGCAAGGTTAAGTGCTCGCCCAAGAGCGCCGGTCTCGGCAAGTTCCAGCGCATACTGTTTAGACTTAGACTCGCTAGATAAACCCGTAGTCCAAGGGTTAGCGTCAGCTTCAGTGCGATACAGCTCAACTTTAACAATATAAACATCGCAATTAGCGACAAGCGACTCCGCCAATGTGTGAGTTTTAATTCGATAATCTGGATACGCATTTATAAACTCCTTTAATCTATCTTGGACACTTACATAATCATCTAGGTAATTCGACATTCAACTTCTCTCTCCCTGCGAAATTATTTATCGCATCTTCTAACTGTTCTTTTAATGAATAAAATGTGCCATCTGGCCAGTTTTGAACTTCATCGGCGCAAGGCTGGCAATAGAACCTCACCTGTGCTTTGCGAAGTGGTGTCTCGCTTTGGACTTTCCAGACTGCTGGCGTTCTAGCTTTCAAATGCCATTCGTTCTTAATTTGTCCCCAGCGAGATTTGCAATAATCGCAGTATTGATTTTGATTATGGTTGCGAGTCAGACTCAATGTCATCCCAATCTTCTGGTGTAGAAAATCTGCATCGACCCAAGATAGCGGCGTATCCAATGAGATCGAGATACGAATCTTCGCGCTCTGGACTTTCCACCATTCTTGAGAGTTTTGTCGCAATAGCAATAATCGCCAATTCAGATGGGTCTCGGAGCTGAACACCGAGAGTTCTCGCGATTTTGTAAATGCGTAGAAAATTGTGCCTCGGGTCGCCATACTCAATCCCTCGGTCGAATAAGGTGTCACCAGCATCGTTGATCCAGTCACTTAATGACCTCTGTGTATCTGACACTTGACCTTCCTCTCTTATAACCTTCGTTAAAAGCTTTCGCTTTGGCTGAAGTCCAAAGACTCCAAATATAAAGGCCGATAAATGGAACTCCAATGATTATTGCTGCAACTGCTTCATCAGATAAATTAGGCAACATCTGCACTCACCCCATATTTATCAAGCCAATATGCAGAGATTTCAGCTTTGGATAAACGGCCTCTTAACTGCTGCTTGCCCATCCGCTCTTTAGCAAATCTTCTTATTATTGATCCCTTAACCCAATTTGTCTCATCAGTCCAAGCCCCTGCTTGAGAATCAAATCGAATTAAAGCCACTTTATTTACCATTTTGCTCCCGTTCTGTAATCCCTAAATGGATTAACGGGTTAAATGTATTTGCTTAAATCTATTTAGACAAGCAATAGCTCGGCGAGTCGTATATCAAAGAAGCCGCATAGCCTCTCGGAATGGGCTTTGTTGCTAAAATCAGTCGTTACTGGAAGGCTTTTTAAAACCCATTCAGGCTCGATTAAAGCCCCTAGGTCGAACTGGTAGATACCTTTAGGTGTCGCGTTGATATAAAGCGTCCTAGCGCCCGTTCTAGCCCTTATATCGGCCAGATAATCCCACTTCTTCTTCTCAATTAAAAGGCGGTCATAATGAGTCCTACGGCATTTCAGCTCAATGAAACTATCGCTAGTAATGCCATCTGCTCGGTCGGTCGCTGATAGGGGCGTCAAGTCCGGGTAAATCGACTTGAGAGCCTCAAAGAGCTCAACCTCGCGAAAGTAAATTAGTTATCTTCCTCGCCATCTTCCCAACCAATTTTCTTTATTGGGTCATCGGCTGGCACTATCCAATCTGGATAAGAACTGCGATCCATAGCGAAAGCTAGCGAAGTCCCTTCATCCATACCAGCCCTGCGACAAGCTTTATAAACTTCATTGGCTGCAATAGCCCAGAAATCAAGCTTTGTTAATGGAGTTTCTTTAGTAGTGCGCCTTCTCTTAGGGCGCTTCTTACTTACGCGCTTTCGCGTTGCCATTTCTGACCCCTCTCGCTAGGGCCAATTCTAGCTGAGACTCCATTTTATCAAGGCGCGACACTATTGGAATATTCTCCAATTTAATTATGTAGCGAAGGCCAGCAATTAGCAGGGCAATTGATCCCAAGACTGACGCAACTAGGGTTGCTAATTCAGCTGCAACCATTACCGGACTTTGCCGTAACGCTCGTAGTTAGGATTAAGCCAGTTAATTATGCTAGGCAAGACTGACACTAGAGCGGCATTTGCAATCGCATTGAGGTCGAATCCCACCGCTAGGTAAGTCGCTAGTGCTGTCGCTAGGAATGTCTTTGCCCAGCTTTCGGCCATCTTCTTTAGGTCGCTCATTAGATTCTCCTTCGAGGTTGAACCATTTGCCATCTGTGTCTCCCAAGCTAGTAAATGATATATGGAAGTGGCTACGATGAGGATTAGCGCCTGAGTATTTACGCCGCTTCCAACCCAGTATTGGGCTCATAATCTTGCCATCGTAGATAATATATTTGATGCGCTTATCACCCTTCTTGGCGCACTTACGAATCTTCTCGACTAACGCATAAGCTTCTTCTTTGTGCGCTGCTAGGTCAGAATCAATGTCTATAGCTCTAACAATTCCATTTGCTGGTATATGATCAGAATTGCCTTTAGCAATGTGCCGAGCATCAGCAATCCAGCCATCAGACTTCCTATCGCGATCAGGATAATCGTCATCGATTTGCTCTCGAAGTTGAACGCCAGCCGCACATAGTCTATTCATTATCTTGAGGGATTGTGCTACTCGCTTGGCAGTTCTAATTTAACCCAACTAAGGGTTTCCTCATCCCAATACCAACCAAAACCTTCTGGTGCTGGTGTTGGCGGTTGCCAGTTAAAGTTCTCATCTAATGACCAGGATGGATAAGGCCGTGGCGCTATGAATACATCTGCCACAGGATTATAGCTATAACCAATGCCAGCGTATTGTTTGCGAATGTTGTTGTTGTATGAAGTGCGCTTGCATACTTGGCCTCTAAAGTTTCCATACCAAGTTTCTGTATCTAAACCTTCAATTAGTTCAGTTTCATCTATGCCAGTAATAACTTCAGTTACTACATTGTTTTCATCTAAAAATGCGTAATGTGCCATTATGACCAACTCACATTTCCTGTGCCAGCAGTTATGGTTGTTACTTTGTAAGAGCCGTCTGTTGCTGTGCTACCAGTTAAACCTGCGCCAATAGTTATAGTTCCAGCAGCAGTTAAATATCTCAAAATAACAACACCTGAACCGCCGTTTGCAGGAAACGCTGCGCCGTCATTACCGCCACCCCCACCACCACCAAGATTAGTTCCTCCAGGTGTGCCATCAGTTGCACCTCCACCACTATAACCATAAGCGCCACCATTACCACCGCCGCCAGTGCCGCCAGATGCAACCACATTTGAACCAAAATTACCGCCACCGCCACCGCCTGCATAAGTAATAGATGAACCTGTTATTGAAGTTGCAACTCCATTACCGCCAGCACCGCCTCGTTCAGCAGCAGCAGAACCACCTGCACCTTTACCGCCATTAGCACCTGCTCCACCACCGCCTCCTGCACCACCAAATGCAGTTCCGCAACCAACACCGCCTGCATAACCTTGATTAGCAGTTCCTGCACCGCCGCCCGTATTGTTTGTAGTGTCGCGCTTAGTTCCGCCACCTGAACCACCGCTATAACCAGTACTAGTTCCTACTGATCC